TTAGGTCAAGCGCAAAGTTGGCTTCCATGATTCGACCATCAGGTGAATACAAAGCATTCATGTAAGGCCGCCACCATTGATTAAACAGGTTGTAATATGGATTTGCTGGTATAGCATAGGGCGGTACTTCAGGAGCCCAGTTTAAATCTAAATCTGGTATATCCGGAAATATTTTACGATAGTGATTTAGCAAGCTAATTTCTTCTAAGACTACAGTCGAAGTTGAATCATCGTAAAATTGAACTAATGTTGAACCTGCATAGTAAAGACATCGTGGCCCCGGTACGACAAACTCAGCTTTCTCATTCAGGAACATAGGCATCACTACATTAGTGCCATTGACCACACCACATGGAGTTGATTGCGTTACTAATTGAATGCGTTGATCACCTATAGCGAAGTCACTTGGCAGCGTATCAGGGTTAACCGTGTAACCTGCCACTTCATAATCTCCATACACACGATTAACGTTCTTGTATTGCTTGCTTATGAAGTCTTCACCCGCTGTATAAGTAAATTGAAACTTGCCTTTCTGAATATCGACTGTGCTACCTATTACGATGTCTTTAGTCGTGTCTAGTTTCGATGTCCAGTCTACGACATTGCCACTACCTAGATAGCTAGTTTGTGGCACTACACTTATCTTATTTGGTATTGTCCTATCGGGGACAATCGCACAGTTATGCATCTTAATTACATCCGTCACAAAGTCTATCTGCTTCATATCGGGTGCATTCAAATCAAAGAAAAACGTTTGACCGTATTTAAGTTCTACACCTATTAAGCCCCACCTACCTGTTGCGGTAAATATGCTGAATACATCGGGGGTATTAAATATCACAAATTGCACCGCGCTTCCTGCATCGATACCAATACGGAAGGTGAACACGCGCTCAGATGAATCGGGTGAGTTAGCAAGTATGGTTGCGGTTGCAAGTGGGCCTATCACAATACCATCTACTATCAAACCTACCAACACCTCTATTTCTTGTCCGCCTGAACTTATAGGATTCATTTGCAATACACCTTGGAAGGTGTAGTAACCTGTCGATGGTGTTGTGTAGGTATATGTGGCGGGGTTATAATCACCTGCGTTGTCAAAGATTTCCGTATCTGCTTCTAAAACAAAGTAAGCAGATGTGTTATCTATAGCTTGTGGCGTTGTTGATTCTGCCAAAAAAAACAAGTCATTGAAGGAATCACTTGCAACTGGTCGTTTGCTGTTAAGCCAAGGCATATGGTAATTTAACATCGCGTTTAATAACGTGCCTGCTACAAGCTCAAAACCTGCATCAATAAATATTTGCTCAAACAAATACGCCCAACTTAGCGCGGGTGTAAAGTCCGATGCGTAAAGTGGGTTAGTGCTATCATCTAATGGACGTGTGTTAGCCTCACCGTTTGCGCTCCATAACTGACCACGCTCAAGTAGCGTCCAAATACCGGGGATGTTATTTGCTAAGATATTATCATAGGTCATGTTTTGATTATACGAAGGCAAATCAACAATATCCTTAAGCTTTTTCTCTCCGATGTTACGCACTAAATCAGGCGTTTCAGCATAGAACGCTAGCTCTACCTCACTAATACGATTGCTTTGCTTGTACACTTTGCGCACACGTACATAGCCTATGCTAATGGGTAGCGTGTCCACGCGTATTTCAGCAGGCAGTTTGTAGTGAAAAAAGTTCTCACTACCTGCACTTATGTTGACATCGAATAATGGTCCTAATGCTTTTTGATTAGTGGTGCTAAATGGTACACGGAATTCACGACTGAATGCACCCTGCGCTGTGAAGTTGTTAAGGTCTTGAAACTTCCAGTTCTGCGAGATACTTTCATTCTCAAATAGGTCTAAGTATGCTTCACTACTAATGTCGTAAAGGAAATATCCACCTGCAGCCGCAGTAAAATCAAAGTTAAATGGCGGTGATGCGTCAAAATTTAGGCGTGTTTGTCCGGGGCTAGGTGAATCAATAACCTCTGATAGTATTGTAGAAGTTTGCGTGTCACCATTGGCGTTAACTAGCGTGACAGTTTTACCTATTAACTCTAGTTGCTGCGGAAAGCTATCAATGATTATACGCCACGAACCCACACTACAGTAGATAGCCGTGTTGCTAATGCTGTTTAGCGTTAGCGTTTGCGTCTTTGTTACTATCAGTTGTACTTCACTTTGCATCTTATGTCCAATATTCGTTAGCGATTCTTACTCTCAAAGTTACGTTGTATAGTTTGCCGTCACGTGTCTTCTTTTCGACATAGCTTGTATCGTCTAGATTTACAGGAATGCTCACAGGCTTACCTGCATCTTCAGTCAACCATGTGACTTGATTCGATGCAAGTAGCGAACGCAAAAACTTAAACTCACCCTCGCTGATGTAATCACTTGTAATGCTCAGCACCTGTTGCACTAAATTGCGACGCTCTTGCAATCCTCTATCATTTGCTTCAAATACACCTATAGTGCCATTGAATAACACCCTGCGATACTTCTTGCGATCTATCTCATCGGTAAACTCGCTACGCTTTGTGAAGTTGAAGTAGTCCCAACCGCCACGGCTATTTACCCATCCGAGTCTTATCTTATCGTTGTGGCAATCTGTTTGCCCGTATTTGGCCGTATTGTAGAATTTATAAGATATGCTCTTTTGTGTTGCACCACTAAAAATGGTCACTTGATACCAACGCCAATTAGGGAATAGTGACGGCTTTACAGTCAAGCCTGTCCAATCATTGAGGTTTGCAGGATAGACAGGTAGTGCTTCAATATCGTAGCCATTTAAGTTGATGTCTTGCGTTGTGGGTACACCACCACTTGAAAAGATTGTGATGCGCATAAAAGCAACCGTGTTATTGGTCAAAAAATCATCATTGCCCGGTATGCATAACAAGCCATAGTCACTTTCATATGATGGTAGCCATGCACCTGTACTTGAAGTTGGCCCCGTTCCACTACTCCATGAAGCTGCAAGATACCACGGGTGTGTATCCGTAGTTCGGTCACTCATTGCATAGCTTGTAGTGCTAGTCAATGATTGCTTAACCTTTTGCGTTCCTGTTTGTACATTTGGTTTATACCCATCGATTACTTGAAAGTAGCCATTTAAAACTAGTATAGCATCACCAATCACTTCGCTACCTTCAGCTTGAGTCAACACACCTCCCACTATCCACCATTCACTAAGCGTAAAAGACACGTTCAACTTGCTTTGGTCATCTTGCGTGTCATCGGTTGCAAAGTGTTGGTCTAATAACTCCTGATTACGCAAGTCATCGACTAATGGTTGCAGGTCAAAAAACAACTTGTTATCAGGTGCAGCCGAAACTAAAAAGTTATATGTCTTTGCACCAATAGTAACCTCTATGCCATAGCGAAAACCAACCTGTGCGGTATTAGTACTGGTTGCAATTACCATAAGCTTCTGCCCACGTAATGCCCATGCATATGGTTGGTCGTTAATTGTTATTGCCATTATCTTTTATTTAACAGTAATCGTTGTTCTATTCCTTTGATATATCCTTCCATCAACTTGTCTTTGTATTCGTCCCACGTATCGTCTATGGCTTCGCCGTAATAGTTGATGCCTTGTATACCATTCTTACCAATGCTTTGAGCTATTGCAAATGCTGCACTCTTAATGCGACTCTCTGTAGTCTTTACAAATTGCCCCTGTCTATTGCGTAGTTTGAAGCCACCTATCTTTAGCTTTTCACGTATCCATGACTCAATGTATTCAGAACGCGGCGCACGCGCCCCTGGTCTTCTCCCAAACTCAATCACATCTGCATACTTGCCCGCTTCATCATTGCTTACTGTGAAGTCAATAGTGGGCTTGTTGTAGCGGATATTGATTTTGTAGTATAGCGATCGTAAGAGATTACCACTTGCAACACGGTTGACCATCTTACCGCGCACACGTCTTTTGATGCGCAGGTTTGATTGCGCACGCTCCACTACTGCAAGCGCATATTCGTTTAGTATTTCTTCAAAGTCATCCAATACCTAACAACTTTTTTATTTGTTGTATCTCTGTTGGTGTTGCTGACATCACAGCCTTTAGTGCTGTGCCTACTTCAATGCTAGGGTCTTCAATAACAATGTACTTTGAAATCAATACATCATTATCATCGTACTCACTCACTACCCATGAGTCAGTACCATCACCTTGTAACTTATAGTCGTATTCTTTTCTCATTATGTTCGTTCAAAATAAAGTGTTAGAACTAATTGCGCACCCGTTGGGTTAGTTGCCCATGTAGGCGTTACCCACTTAATCGTTATTTCGTCATTAGCGTTAATGGTTTGGCTTAATCCAGTTACCGTATAAGAAGTGGAAGTTGCAGGCGCACCTGTAAACACAACAGCGTTTGAAAGCAAAATATCTGTTGTATTATTCACACGAACATATAACGTGGATGCCTCACTTGTTGATGTTCCCAAGTTGTTATTAGCCATAATTTGCGCACCAACTAACTTACATGCAAAGGCCATTTTGTTATCCCACAAAGTTGCTACCGTGCTAAGCGTAAGTGTGCCTTCACCCATGTAATAGGTAGTATTATCAGCGGGTGCAACTGGGCCTTGACCATAGCGAATTGTAAACGTATCTTTCTTTGCATCCAGTTGTGTTTGAATTGCACTTGTCACGCCGTCTAAATAGCCAAACTCTGTATTGCTTACCGCGCCACTTCCGATGTTAGCCGCGTCAATACCTGTAGGCATATCACCCGCTGCAAGTGATGTACCTGCCGTTACAAGTCCTTTGCTATCGTAAGTTATTTTGGTGTTGGTTGCACCCGTTATTAGGGCGTTGCCCGTGAGCTTACCATTGAATGTTGACCAATCTGTGCTACTTAATGCACCACGATTTGCCGCGCTGGCAGTAGGCAGGTTGAAGGTGTGGGTGCTGCCTGCGCTACTTATTGCAAAGTCAGTCCCGGTTGTTCCCACTGCAAAGTTTTGTGTGCTTTCGGTTAATCCGTTCAATGAACTTACACCGATTGCATACGTGGTATGCACTTCACCTATGCGCCCATCTTCAGTGTAAAGCGTTACGGTCTTACCATTGGTGTTTTGGATATCGAATTCAATGTGTATACGGTCGGTTGCAGCCGTGACTGTAGTAGGTACTGAGATAGTGAAACTATACA